CAAAAGGTTAAACAAACAATTAAAGAGACTAGATAATGCCTAAGAAAAAAGGAAAGAAAAGAAACGGCTCAATGAAAGAACAGATGGAAGGACTAGCTATTGCTATAACGCCTGTAACGATTGAGAAGAAACGAAGTAAAAAACAAGAAGGTGGCTTATTACAAAAAAGTATAGATTTTAGTAAAGGGCATAAAAATATTATTGATACCGAAGCTGATTTACCTGAAGGAATGTTTTTAAATGAAGATGGAAAATATGAGCTTACTCCAGAAGCACAAATAGAAATATATAAAGATAAACTAAGAAAAAGTTTTCTTTATCAGGAACAATGGAGAGAAGGCGAAGAGAATAGAGTTAAAAAAAGAGGAGAAGAATTAAGAAAGAAGTATGCTGAATGGAAAACAGAAAAAGGACTTGAAGCTTTAGATAAAGATATTTCAGAAATTTTAAAAAGAAAGAGCTTTCAAGAAGGCGGAGATGTAGATGCTCAAATGGAGGAACTTGTACCTGTTGAAGAAATGCCAATAACAGAAGAAGCAGTAGCTCCAATGCCCGAAGAAGCTCAAATACCTGACGAACAAATGGAAGATGAGTATTTAGATTTCGTTGTCTCACAATCTCTATCTCCAGAAGAAGAAACAGAATTAATGAATAAATTAGAAGCTGATCCAGCGTTAAGTATTATGTTTGATAAAATAATGGATACAGCAATGGAATTTTCAGGAGCTGGCCCTGTCGAAGGACCAGGTTCGGAAGTCTCCGATTCGATTCCCGCAAGGTTATCGGATGGTGAGTTTGTCTTTACTGCAAAAGCAACTGATCAAATAGGCGCGGATAGATTACAGAGTATGATGGAAGATGCCGAAGCTGAAGCAGATGCTACAGAAAGACAAGAAATCGCAGTAGGTGGTGAAGTAGAAGATAAACCAGAGGTAGACCAGTATGGTAAACCTGTGGATGAAGATATTACAGCAGAAGAAATTAAAAAAAGTATGCTGTCTATTAACCCTCGATTGCAATAATAACGATAGAGCTACCTTTTTATAAGCCCTCTATCACAATATAAACCGAAAGGCTACCTTACAAGACAAGCCCTGCCATGCGCAAAGGCAGCTACCTTGTTGTGAAGCCCTGAGTAGGAGGAAAGAAAATGGCTAATACAAGTCAACAAGAAGAACCTAAAGCTAATCCTTATAATCAAAAAAAAGATTGGCACAAGAAAGATAAAAAAGTATTTGTATCTTCTAATAGTTTGTTTTTTGATAATGAAGAAGAAGCTGAAGAAGCTGAAGCTAACGAAAAGAAAGCTAAAGTTACTAAAGCAACGCCTTACAAAAAACCTGACTATAAAAAAAGATATGATGATTTAAAGTCACATTATGACTCTAAACTTAATGAGTTTAAAGCTAGAGAACAAGAACTACTAGATGAAGCTGCTAAAAACAGACCAAACTATGTAGCTCCAAAGTCTCCAGAGGACTTAGAAAAATTTAGAGAACAATATCCAGATGTGTATGAAGTAGTTGAAACTGTAGCACATATGCAAAGTTCTGAAAAGACTAAAACCTTAGAAGAAAAACTTGCAACCTTACAGGAACGTGAGACAGAATTAGTTACTAAACAGGCACATGAAAGATTAATGAGTAATCATCCCGATTTTGAAGAAATTAGAAATAGTGATGAGTTTCATAGTTGGGCGAAAGCACAACCAAAATCTATTCAAGACTGGATATATAATAACAGTACTGATGGCCATCTTGCTAGTCGAGCTTTGGATCTGTTTAAAAAGGATTTAGGCATTACCACTTCTTCTAAGGCTAAAAAGCCGTCTTCTAAAAGGTCTAGAAAATCTGCTGCCGATATGGTTTCAACCAAAACAACTGCGGTTGAACCAAAGCAGGAGAAAATATGGACCGAAAGGGAAATTGCTGCTATGTCTATACATGAGTTTGATAAATTTGAAGATGAAATTGGTCAAGCTATTACAGAAGGCAGAGTAGTAAAACAATAACTTTAATTTGATAATTACTAAAGGAGTAAACAATCATGGCATATAATCAATCTGACCAGTATTTTGAGCCTAGCACAGATACTGATGCCAACTTTGCGAACTCCGTTAGCACTCAAGCTAATAGTTTTTTCCTACCCGCAGTCTACTCTAAAAAGGTTCTTAACTTCTTTAGAAAGGCTTCGGTTATAGAAGCTATTACAAACACCGACTATGCTGGTGAATTGTCTGCTTTCGGAGACTCCGTAAAGATAATTAAAGAACCTTCAATTACTGTGTACCAATACGAACGTGGTGCAGACGTAACTCAAACAAAGCTAACTGACGCAGAGCTAACGCTTGTTGTTGATACAGCTAACGCATTTAAGTTTAAAGTTGATGACATTGAAAGTAATATGTCTCATGTAAACTGGCGTGAAGTTGCTTCATCTTCAGCAGCCTATGCTCTTAAAGATGCTTTTGACGAGGGCGTTCTTGCTACTATGTTCTCAGGTGTATCCGCTTCTAGCCCGAATCATATTCTTGGTTCGGACAGTGCTACTGATCTAGCAGCTGGTACGTTTGATGGTACAGGTAATCTTGATATCGGTTTTGATTCGTCAGAACATGATCCTATAGATGTACTTGGGCATATGGCTCGTCTACTTGACGATTCCAATATCCCAGAAGAAGGTCGATGGTTTGTAGCATCACCTGATTTCTATGAGGTTCTGTCTTCTACGGCATCAAAACTTTTATCTGTTGATTACAACGCAGGTCAAGGTTCAATTAGGAATGGTCTAGTAACTTCTGGTAAGTTGCGTGGATTTAGTATGTATAAATCAAATAACATTGCAAGCACATCTAATGCTGCTGGTAAATGTATTGGTGGTCATATGAGTTCTACGGCAACAGCCCAGACGATTACAAGTACTGAAGTATTGCGTGATCCAGATTCGTTTGGCGATATTGTACGAGGTCTTCATGTTTATGGAGCTAAAGTACTTCGAGCTGACGCACTGGTATCTGCATTCTACGGTATCGACTAATAGATTCGGGAGGTGTAAAAACCTCCCCTTTCTTTTACTTTTAGAGTATAAATTTTATTTAAAAACAAACAACATAACTATTTTCAATTAAATAGAGGAGAAATAAAAAATGGCAAGCCCAGTTATTAATATAAGAGATACAGGGAGGAACTCAGCAAGAACAGGAGATGTTCGTGGACTTGCTGATAATGTAGTTACTTCATGGACTTCAGCAACAACAGGAACTATTGCAGTAACTGCTGACGCTACTTACGATGTTTCATTTACTCAACCAGCAGATACGATTATTCGTAATCTTATTGCTATTCCAGCAGGTAACATTGTTACAGCAGGAGCTTCAGGCGATGATGTTGATTTCGATTTAGGAACTGCAGCAGGTGGTGGTCAAATTATTGATGAAGAAGCTATTCTTGATGATGGTGGATCAGCAGTAACTTGGTCAGCAAACGCGCCTTTGTATATTATTCAAGACTCACACGGACACGCAGCTAACCAGTTTGTAAGCACAGCTACTACAGCAGGTGTTGTTGGAGGCCCAGCAACTTCTGAAGCAATTGCGATTGCAGCTACTTTATATAGCGCATCAGCCCGTACACTTTATATAAGGCTGAAACCTTTAGCAAATAACCTTGCTACGGCAGCTACAACAGTCACTTACTTAATCGAGTTTTTACATTTAGGTGTATTACCTGATTAATTATTATGGCACAGATAGGAACTGATAAAAACCCGATAATCATGAACGGCTCTGGGAAAAAGAGTACCAGAGTCTTAGGATTATTAGGTAAAGCTTATTCTGGAAAAGCAAAACAAAATTATAATAAAAATTATAATCGAATATTCGGTAATAAACGAGGAGGATAGTAGAAATGCCTGAATTAGAGTATAACAAACCCGTTAAATATAAAGATATTACAGAAATGGAAGGCTATTATGAAAATTCTGAAGATCGACAAAATCGTCATTCAGATGAAAGACAAGATGTTAAGACAGATGATAAATAATGGCAACAACATATTTAACACTTACTAATGAGGTTTTACGAGAACTCAACGAAGTACAATTAACTTCATCAAACTTTTCAGATGCTGTAGGAATACAAGCATTTGTACAAGAATCTATAAATAGATCGTTAAGAGATATAGCAAACGAAGAGCCTCAGTTGCCTTTTTTTGCTGCTGCAGCTAGTGGAGGTACTGATCCGTTTTACGGAAACGTAACTGTAGCAACTGTAGCAGGAACTCGATGGTATGTTTTGAAAAGCGGTAGTAGTAGTATTACTACTGACTATGCTTCTATAGATTGGGATGATTTCTATATTACTACGATTAGTGTATCAGGAGAATCTGCACCTTATGTATCTAGAGGTCTAAAGTTCATATCTCTTACGGATTGGCGTAGATATTTACGAGATTCAGAGAATGCAGACGATGCAGATACACAAGTTTATGGCGAACCTCGTTTTGTAATTCGTAGTCCAGACCATCGTAAGTTTGGTCTTAGTCCTATACCAGATAAAGTTTATAATGTGCATTTTTACGCATATACTATTCCTACTGCGTTATCTGCTCACGGAGATGCTATTGTCTTACCTGATCAATATGTTCCAGTTATTCAAGCCAAAACTAGATATTATGTCCATCAGTTTAAAGATAATACACAACAAGCCGCTTTTGCAGCAGATGATTATAAAAAAGGCATGAGACATATGAAGTCTAATTTAATTAATCCTCAACCAAAGAGTATGACAGATGACAGGACTTATTTCTAATGGCAGCTTCTCAACCTTTTTCAGTTCCACTTCAAGGAGGATTGAATAAGTCAACAAATGCAATAGCTCTTTTACAAACTCCAGGAACAGCTACAAAATTATCAAATTTTGAAGTAGGTATTAAAGGTGGATATAGAAGAATAAACGGCTATTCGCAATTAGGAGATGGAACAAGGCCTAATAGTAGTAACGAAATATTAGGGCTTGATGTATACGCAGATGGTGTAGTTGCTTGCGCAGGAACTAATATTTATTTTAGTCTTGATGGAGATAGTTGGTTACAACTGAATAAAGCTAGTGTTGCAGGAGGTGGAGATAACTATACAGCTTTTACAGGTCGTAGTGCTTCTGCTAGAACTTCGCAAGGAAAAGCACACTTTGCTACTTACGAAGGAGATACTATTTATGGTGAACTTATTGTTACTGACGAAGGTTCTGGAGTAAAACCTTTTTACTTTAAGATGACAGGTACTGGAGCTTTAGCAGATAGAACTTATTTTGCTAAAGAAATCACAGTAAGCGGAACACATTATCCTAAATTCTGTGTTATGCATGATAAACACTTGGTAGTCGCAGGAGCAGCAACAGCTTTAAATACAATATTTTATAGTGGTACAAGTGATATAGATGATTTCACAGCAAGCGGTTCAGGAAGTATTGTATTAGATGATCAAGTAGTAGGATTAAAAAGCTTTCGTGATGAACTATTTATATTTTGCAAAAACTCAATATATAAATTACAGAATATAAATAATTCAAGCACGATAGTTGTAGTTCCAGTAACAAAGAACGTAGGTTGTGTAGACGGTAAGACTATACAGGAGTTTGCAGGAGATCTAATTTTCTTAGCTCCTGACGGATTCAGGACCATTGCAGGTACAGCAAGAATTGGTGACGTAGAATTAGGAACAATCAGCCAAGCTATACAGCCAATTATTAATGATATTCTTAGCAGTACTTCAACATATGAATTTAGTAGTGTCGTATTAAGAGATAAATCTCAGTATCGGATGTACTATAGTACCTCAACTGCTTCAACAGCTAATTCAAAAGGAATTATAGGTACACTTAGACAAAATGGATTTGAATGGTCAGAAACAATAGGTATTCAAGCTCCAGCAGTAACGTCAGGATTTAATTATGCTGGAAAAGAAAAAACGTATCACGGAGATAGGGATGGCTTTGTTTATAATCATGATACAGGAAATACTTTTAATCCTTCAGGTACTGAAACAAATGTGGCAGCAGAGTATCAATCACCTGATTTTGATTACGGAGATTTCGGAACTCTAAAAACTCTAGACCATGTTAAAATTGCTGTTTTTCCAGAAGGTTCAGTAGAGCCTACGCTTAGAGTACGTTTTGATTACGACAGTACAGATAGATTACAGCCAACTGACGTAGGAATTATTTCGGCAACACCTTCCATTTTTGGAGATTCTGCTGCAGTTTTTGGAACAAGTACCTTTGGTGCGCCTGAACAACCTTTAGTCAGGGCTACTTTAACAGGAAGCGGACACAGTAACTTTTTTAAAATTTTTAGTAACGATACAAATGCTCCGTACACAATAAACGGATTATATGTGAATTATAGACCATCGGGAAGACAATAACAATAAGAGAGAATTAAATTATGGCTCAAACATATACACGACAAAGCTCAATGTCAGATGGAGATACCATCACAGCTGCGCTTTTCAACAATGAATATAATCAACTTTTAAATGCCTTTGCCTACTCCTCAAGTAGTGCATCATCTACAGGACACAGACACGATGGAACTGCTGCTCAAGGCGGAAATATACATACAATAGGTGATTTAGACTTTTTAAATAAAATAGTTGCAGATAGTACAAATAATAGATGGGGAGTCTTTGTAGAAGTATCTAGTGCGGCTGTAGAACAAATACGAATACAGGATGGTGTAATTGTTCCTGTTACTGATAACGATATTGATTTAGGAACAAGTTCTGTAGAGTTTAAAGATGCTTATTTTGATGGTACAGTAACTACGGATGCTTTAGTTGCAGATACTGCGGATATAAATGGTGGTACTGTTGATGGTGCAACTGTTGGAGCAAATTCAGCCAGTTCAGGTGCTTTTACAACTATAACAGCTAGTAGTTCTATTACAGGTTCTGGCACAGTACAAGGTACAACAATAACGGCTACTACAGCCTTTGTACCAGATGCATCAGATGGTGCAGCTTTAGGTACAAGTGCATTAGAATTTTCAGACCTATTTCTAGCAGATGGTGCAGTAATAAACTTTGGTGATGACCAAGATGTTTCTCTAACGCACGTTGCAGATACTGGATTACTTATTTCAAGTACTGATCAACTTCAATTTGGCGATAGTGGTACTTATATTTATCAATCAGCAGATGGTGTCTTAGACTTAGTATCAGATACAGAGATTGAAATTAACGCTACAACTATTGATATAAATGGTAACGTAGATATTTCAGGAACACTTACTGTCGCAGGAGCTTTAGATTTCGGAGATGCTGCATTAAGTAACGTAGGTGATGTACAGTTAGATAGTATCGCAGGTGACGGAGATACCAATACTTCCATAACTTTTAGTGGCTCAGATGTCATTACTATTACAGCAGGTGGTGATACTCAGTTTACTTTTAATAACGGATCTATCTTGCCTACTACGGATAACGATATTGATCTTGGTTCTAGTTCTTACGAGTTTAAAGACGGTTACTTTGATGGAACTGTCTATGCAGACGCTATAAACTTTAATGGTACTGCAATCGCAGCAACTGCAGCAGAACTTAATATAGTGGATGGAGACACAAGCGCTACTTCTACGACATTAGCAGATGCAGATAGAGTTGTTGTCAATGATGGCGGCACAATGAAACAAGTTGCTCTTACTGATTTTGAAACTTATTTTGAAAGCTCTATAGATACTATCGCAAACTTTGAAGTCACAACAGAATTACAAACTCCGTTAATTGCGTTTACTGATGGCGATGACGCTATACAGATAGCAGACGGTGGTGGAGTTACAATGGCTGCTGGATTAACTTCTACAGCCGCAGCAAATACACTTGGAGCTACTAGCTTTAATGATGCAGATATAACTAATGTAGGTGCAGTTCAATTAGATAGCATTGCAGGTGATGGAGATACTAATACATCTATTACCTTCTCAGGATCAGATGTAATTACTATAGCTACAGGTGGATCAGGTAGATTAACAATAGGTGACGGAGCATTATCTCCTGTCACAGATAATGAAATAGATTTAGGTACGAGTTCTTTAGAGTTCAAAGATGCGTTCTTTGACGGAACTGTTACAGCAGATGCATTTGCAGGTCCGTTGACAGGTAACGTAACTGGTAATGCATCTGGTACAGCTTTGACTGTAACTCAAGCAGCTCAGACAGCTATTACAAGTCTTGGAACTCTTACAGCTTTAACAGTTGATGACGTTGCCATAAATGGTAAAGTTATCACAATGACAGGATCAACTAGTGATACGGCTGTCTTTACAGCAGGAACTAACGGAACATTAAGTATCGTTACGACAGATGACGCAGCCGCAGCAGCAAATATTCAAATAACTGCAGATGGTACAGTAGATATTGATTCAGCAGGAGTTTTAACTCTAGATTCTGGAGCAGCTATTAATATAGAACCTGCAGCAGGATCAGCAATCTTATTAGATGGTACTATTAGTATAGATGCTGGAGTAGTCACAGGAGCTACTGCAATTACTTTATCTGGAGAGTTAGATGCAGGATCGTTAGATATATCAGGCGATGCTGATATAGATGGAACTTTAGAAACAGATGCACTAACTATTAATGGTTCAGCATTAAATTATAAAGCTTTTGGAACTTCTTCAATTATGCTTGGAGATAATGCCACAGGAACTATTGATGCTGCTAACTATAATACTGGTTTAGGTGTTGATGTTTTTGCAGCTTTAACATCTGGCGACAACAACGTAGCAGTTGGTTTTGCAGCACTTGATGCTAACACCACAGGATCTGATAATGTAGCAGTGGGATATAACGCTTTAACAGCATCTACCACAGCTACTAAAAATACTGCTATTGGCTACTCTGCTGGAGAAGCAATAACCACAGGTGATAGAAATATTACAATTGGCTATAATTCTGGAAAATTAATTGATGAAGGTATTAAGAATGTAGCAGTAGGTTCTTATTCTCTCGATGCTAATACAACTGGTGATTCAAATGTTGCTATTGGTCAAAGTGCTTTAGGAGCTAACACAACAGCAGATAGTAATGTTGCCGTTGGTGGAGCAGCTTTAGCAGCAAACACCACAGGAGCTAACAATGTCGCTGTTGGTGGAAATGCTTTAACATTAAACACCACAGGTGCTTCTAACACAGCAGTTGGTACAAGTGCTTTAGCAGCAAACACGACAGCAAGTAATAATACTGCAATGGGCTACAACGCTCTAGGAGCAGTCACTACAGGCGAGAACAATGTAGTATTAGGTTTTAGAGCTGGTCAGGCAATAACAACAGGCGGTAGGAATACCTGTATTGGAGAAGGTTCAGGAATAACAGGAAGTCCTAGCGGTAATCTTACTACAGAAAGTAATATTATGTGTTTAGGCGATGATAATTTAGGTACTTTGTATTGCGCTCAAAATTCGATAAATACTTCTGACGTTAGGGATAAAATTAATGTTAATGACTTCAAAGGTGGCTTAGACTGGATAAATAAAATGAATCCAGTTACTTATCAATGGGATAGAAGATCGTGGTATGTAGATTCTGATGCTTCACCTGAAGATATATTGGCAGCAAAACCTGATGGCTCTTTAGCAAAACCGAAAGTTGAAGTAGGACTTATAGCGCAAGATGTACTAGAAATAGAAAAAGAACACGGCTTTGGTAGTGATAATGATAATAGTCTTTTAGTTGATCTAACTGAAGATGAAACTAGATATGGTATTAACTATACAAATATAGTGCCTATGCTAATTAACGCAGTACAAGAACTTTCGGTAGAAGTCGAAGCATTAAAACAAAAAGCACACGATAAGTGCGAGGAGTAAAATAAAATGGCAGTAACAAAAGCAATGACTAAAGCGATACCGCATGAAAAGTCAAGCAAGGCACAAGAATGGCACATGGAGATGAAGTATGAGAACGATAGCGAAGGTGATGCAACCTACTATACTTCTACTTTTAGCCACAGAGCAGTAGCAGCCGATGGTGATTTTACCGCAGCAGCTAAAGGCACATTCAGCCTAGCAGACTTGACAGCGCTATGTCCTGTATCACAATGGGATGCTATATTCGCCAGTCAGGTAGATTCGGTGATTACGAGTCCAGTAGTTCCACCAGTCGCTGATGAATCTTTTGCAGTACCTAGCTAATAGGATGCAAGATTTATTAAAACTACTTACAGTAGGAACTGTAATAATAGGCTTTATCTTATTTAACGATAACGATAAATCTGTAGAGCATCAAGAAGCTAGTAGTTCTTTTGGTCAATTATGGCAAGAACATCAGAAACTACCTTAAAAGGAAATAAGTAATATGGAGACACAAGTTCATACAATGCCAAGTGTCCTTGTCATGGAACACGACTTACCAGATAATGTTGTAAAAGATCTAAATAGTTACTTAGATAAATATTTAAAACAAAAGAAACGTAAGTCATTAGCACATACATTAGTTGGTCAGATACAACACGGACAACAACTGTTAATGGATCATGACGATGATAAAGTTGCTGAGTACAGAGATATTGTCTGTAGTCTAGGAGCTGAATATATTAATAATTTTGCAAGAGTTACAGGTGCTACATATAAGCATCCTAAACAAGTAGAAGTTGATGAAACTTGGTCAGTCCATAGCTATGAAAGGGATTACAATCCTATCCATAGTCACGGAACTAAAACCTTAATGGGAATCAGTACGACAACATGGACTAAAGTACCACAACAGATACTGGATCAACCTACATCAGGAACTTCTGAATATAATTTATATAATGCTAGTGGAGACTGTGACGGCTACTTAGCATTTTCATACGGACAGAACCACGTTACAGATACAGATATTTTAAAACCGCCACAAAGTTTTGTAGTACAGCCTCAAGTTGGAAAATTGTATCTATTCCCAAGTTGGTTACAACATATGGTTTATCCATTTAAAGGGAAAGGCGAAAGAAGAACTGTGGCTTCTAATTTAAACTGTTGGGATATACAACAACAAGCAGCTTGAGGAGCAAATTAACAATGGAGTTATCACCTTATTTAATATGGAACGTATTTATTAGTTTAATAATAGCACCAATACTTTTCAGTATTCGGCAGAACTTTACAGAGATTAAAAGAGTAGATGTGTTACTGAATAAAACTAGAGAAGAAATGGCAAAGGTATATGTCACTAAAAACGAATTAGAAAATAACATGGAAAGAATAATGCGTATCTTGAATAAATTAGAAGAAAAGCTTGATAAGCTCTTTGAAGTGAAACAATAGGAAAATTAAAATGCCAAGAGAAAGATATAAGAAGAAAAGAGAAGATTATCGATCTGGTGGTCGTGTGGCTTTGGCTAGAGGAACTAGAAGAAGACAAGTGAAGAAGAAAAAAGGTAGAGTTAAAAAGAGGCCCATTCCTGCTGCTCTAACAGCTAGAGTAGCTCCAGCTCCTACAGTAGCTCCAGCTCCAACTCCAACAACGAGAGTAGCTCCAACTCCAACTCCAACAACGAGAGTAGCTCCAGCTCCAGCTCCAACAACGAGAGTAGCTCCAACTCCAACAACAAGAGTAGCTCCAATGCCTGTAGCAGCTCCAGTACAAACTCCTCCAGCAGCGATAGCTCCTCCAAGAACAGCGATAGCTCCTCCTAAAGAAATAGGTAGTCCTATAGGAACTTTGGGTGGTCCAGGTTATGGTAGATTTCCATTAGGAACTGCTGGACCAGAATTTATATACGATGATGCTGGTAATCCAATAATGAATCCTCCAACGAAAGTATCAGTACCTCCTGTATATAGAGATGAAAAAACTGATACAGGTGTTCCAGCAGAAACTTCAGTAGGACAGACTGGAACTCCTGGTAGAAATATAAGTGGTGAAGAATATGAAGCAGCAAAGGCAGAAGCTGAAGCAGCTAGAATAGCAGGAGTCGGTGGCCCAGAACCAGATCTTAGTAGTGGTACAGACGGATCACAGGAATTTAAAACAGGTTCAGGTGCTTTTAGTCCTCCTGATCAGACTCCAACTGGTCCTCCAGGAACTCCAGAATCTGAAGACTTTATTCCTTTACCTCCTGTCGTTGAAGATCCGCCAAAAGATGTAGTACCTCCTCCTGGACTTGCTCCTGATGATCCTTTTAGTAGAGATAGGACTAGGGCAGCTACTGAAGAAGTTCTTGCTAGAGGAAAAATTCCTGATCCTGTTGAAGTAGATACAGATATTAGAGGTAAAGAAACTCCTATTGCAGATAGGCCAGATATTGTACCAGGACAGGCAGAACCAGTAACAGTAGGTGAAACAGCTACAGGAGTATCAGCAGAGGCAAGGGAACAAGCCCCTATACCCGCAGCTGCATATAGAGCTAAAAAAGTATCAGAGGATGTCTTATTTGATCCCGCTACTGGAGCTATTCGAGAAGATAAAGATTTAGCTTATTTAGCAGATAAAGCATTAACAATTTCTGCTGAAGGTGTAGATTTTACACAAGAGCAAAAAGATAGAGGAGTTATAGATCGTATAACAGGTACTTTAGATCCTGAATCAAAAGCAGGATTAGTTGAAGTTGCAGGTACAACATTACCTAGAGTTCTTCGTGCTAAGAAACAATTACGTAGAGCAGGATTATCAGAAGATCAAATTGATCTTATGGGTAATGATCCAGAAGCTTTAGAAGATGAATTGATGCAATATACAGAAGCAGAACGAGGAATGATTGCAGGTCTTCCAGATCAAGCTCTTGTTTCAACACAAATAAATTCTTTGTTGGATGGTATGGAATCAGGAGAGATTCCTGCTTTTGCTAAACCAGCAGTAGCTGCCGTTAATCAAATGTTAGCTGAACGAGGTTTAGATGCTTCAACTGTAGGCAGAGATGCATTATTTAACGCTATTATTCAAGCTGCCGTTCCTATAGCACAGAGTAATGCACAATCTATAAAAGAAGCTGTAATACAGCAAAAAGGAATAGAAGCACAAGCAGAACAGTTAAATGCACAGATGGCACAACAGACAGCTATAAGTAATGCTGATAAAGTCTTTAATCTTAATATGCAACAGTTTGCTGTAGATCAACAAACAGAAATAGCAAATAAGAAATTTTTACAAACTACAAGTTTAACGGAAGTATCTAATGATCAGCAAGCTACTATTCAGAATGCTGTACATCAAACACAACTTGACTTAGCTAATTTAAGTACACAAGAAAGATTGGCAGTAAATAATGCTCAAGCTTTTTTAAGTATGAATATGAAAAATATAACCAATGATCAGCAAGGAAGAGTTATAGAAGCGCAAGCAGAACAACAAAGACTATTGAGTAATCAAAGTGCTGTTAATGCATCAAGACAATTTAATTCAACATCAGAAAATCAAACTAATCAGTTTATGGCTAGTTTAAATCATCAAATAGAATTAAATAATGCTGATAGAATAGACAGAATGGAAATAACTAATAATGCAGCAGAAAATGCAAGAATAGCTCAACAAGCAGGTATTGATACAGATTTAGCTAAAATAAATGCTACATTAGTTAGCGATATTAATAGATTTAATGCACAAATGGAATTTAATAGAGATAACTGGAATGCACAAAATAGAGCAGCTGTAGAGCAATCTAATGTAATTTGGAGAAGAAATGCAAATACTATTAATACTGCAGCAGCTAATACTATAGCTATGCAGAACGCACAAAATGCTTTTGGATTAGGAAGCTCTGAACTTTCGTTTATATGGCAAGAAGCTAGAGATAAAGCTAACTATTCTTTTCAAGCTATAGAAAGAGAAAAAGATAGAAAAGTAAGTTTGCTTTTAAAATCAATAACGGCAGAAGGAGAAGCTACTGTACAGGCCGCAGCATCTAAACAATCTAATACACAGCTTCTTTTTAGTACTGCAATTAGAGCTATGTTTGGTGGTTTTAATAAAGATAAAGAATAATTAAGAGGATAATATAATGGGATTTTTTAGTAAGATATTTAAAGGTATTAAAAAGGTTGTCAAAGGTATTGGCAAAGTAGTAAAGAAAGTTGTTAAGAGTAAACCTTTTAAAGCAATTGCAGCAGTTGCTTTAGCTTTTGTAGCTCCTCAATTAATACCTACTATAATGAGAGGAATAAGTACGGCAGGAGCTTGGGCGGCTAATACTATAGCTACAGGTGCTAGTGCTGCTTGGCAAGGAATCCAAGCTGCAGGAACAGCCATTAGAACTTTTGGAGGTAATGTTTTTCAAAGTGTTACAGATACAATATCTAATGGTGTAAAGTTTATGCAAAATAAAGTAGGTTTAGGAACTCCTTCTACTCTTATGGAAGGACAGATAGCGCAAGAAAAAGCAATCGCAGGATTTTTTGGTAGAGAAACAGGAACAACAGTAGCTAAACAAACATTAGGAAGTAAAATCGCTACGTTTTTGCCATCAGGAGAACAAATTAAAGAACGTCTTAAAGAACAAGCCTTAGATTTTGCAGAAACAACAATGACTAGTGCAGAACAAGGTGGAGCTGATCCTACAGGGCAAGCAGCTGTTCAACAGTTTAGATATGCTGATGAAGATATTAAAATAGATACAGGCGCAGGCTATGAACAATTAGCAAGTTTAGGTTTTGGTATGCAGTCTCCATATTTAGGTTATCAGCAAGGCCAACAATTATTTGGAAGTCCTAGAATAGATGCACAAGGAAATGTACAATGATAGAGCCTCAAACACAAGAAAGTACAGAAAATTTACAGGCTATAGCTCAAATAGGAAGACCTGTTCCAGGTGAGTCTTTAACTAATAGTCCTGAACAACAATATCCCTGGGAAAGTCCTCCAGTACATACAGATCTTCCTACGGCTATAGATGCTTTATTAGTAGAACTATGTAAGCCTGAGATATTTCATCAGCTTGTAGATTCTATGAGAGCAGGTTTTCCTGTAGGAGATATGGCAGAACAAATATTATTTGAAGGATTTAGTAAAGGACAATGGAATCCAGATTTAATGTTATTACTTGTAGAGCCTACTATGTATATTTTAATAGCTCTTGCTGATATGGCAGATGTAGAGCCTCGTATAGATTCTGAAGACGAGCCAAATGATGCTGAAGAACAATTAAAGAATATTGAAAAAGCTATAGATATGGCAAAAGAAAAAGTAGTTCCTACTCAGATTCCTGCAGAAATATCAAAAAAAGTAGAAGAACAAACTAAAGAGTTAGATTTGCCTAAAAAAAGTTTATTAAGTAGAGAGGAATAGTAATGGCAGAAGAAACAAGTGTAGAGTTAGGTAAAAGCCTATTAGCACAACAACAAAAAAGAACTAGACGTTTACAGAAAAGTGCAGATAAAAAGTTTTATGCATCTTTAGGAATAGGAGCGTATGATGCCTATTCTAAATCAAAAGGTACTAAAGCTTATGAAGAACTATATAGTAGTTTTGAACCTTTACTTAGTCAAAGAGCAAATGAGCTTGAACAAAGTCTGGCTTTTAAAGCTCAACATAAAAAGTACTTAAATCCTACAGGACAAGGTGCGCCTATATTTGGTGAAAATCAATGGAGCGAAGCTTTACTTTATAATCATGTTATGGGTAAAGTTAGCGCAGCGAAAGCTGGAGATTCTACTTTAGAAATTGATGTTCAAAAAGAAATGGATAAAGTTAGATCAACAAAAGAATTTGAATTACTTGAAAATAATTATAAAGCTAAATTAGATGCTGCTAACTCTATTAAACTTACTAAAACTATAGATGACGAAGGTAAAATTGTTTATAGTGATCCTCTTCAAGATAAAATGTTTAAAGTAGCAAAAAATGGATCTAAAAATTTTGGTATCTTTCCTGATTTTTTAAGGTTACTAGGAGTAGGTACAAGTGCTGATTTAGCTACTCAAACATTTACAGATAAACGTGGAGTTTCTTATGAGATACTTTTACCTGAAGCAGATACTCCAGCTAAACAAAAACTACAAGCTGCTCTACTTGCAGAAATGGAACGAGGTACTTTTGATGAAGCAAGTGAAGCTGAGATAGCTTCTGGATTTACTAGAATAAATTCAAAACTTAGTCCTGCATCTAAGTTTAAAATAGATTTGGCTGAATTATCTAAAATGCCTGAAATAGCTACTTCTATTAACGATATTCAAAACGGAAGAACAGAATATCCTGCTTATATTAAAGAAGCAGTATACACAACTGCAGAAGGAGAAGAACACGACTATACTACAATTTTAGAATCTTTTGATACTGATTTAGAAAAAGAAAATTTTTATAGAGATTGGAAAAGAACTTCAGCTCAAATGTATAATGTTATAACAGATCCAAAAATTACTGCTCTTGGTGGAGGTATAACTCAAGACAAATTTATGCAAATGGCTTTTGAAGAATTATTCAATCAAAATAAAACTACTTTAGAAGCAGGAACTTTAGGTGGTTTTTTTGGTATAAATACTAGATATGAAAGTATGAGTCCTAAAGAACAATACGATCTTGTTACAAGTCTAGTAGAAAGGTATACAGCAGCTGAAGAAGATAATTTAAGTATTGAGGATAAAAAACGTATTGAAGAAAGAACTCAACAATTTGAACAAGCTACTATTGAAGCAGAAAGACAACAACCTAATAATTTAGTATATATAGCTAATCAAATTCTTGAAAAAGGAGAAAGTTTTGAGTCTGAAGAAAAAAGAACTGAATTTATAGAGGGATTTTTAACAGGCGATAATTATAAAAATGCAACGCCAGAAGATCAAGAATATTTTAAAGATATAGTTGAGAGTATGTCTATTAAAGAAGATATTTTAGGAGATAATAACAAAAAACTGTGGAATGAATTAGCTAAAGAGTTGTATGGTGTAGAAAGTTATAAAAAATTAACTAATGAACAATTTGAAAAAATAAAAAATCCTATAGAAAGAATTAATGAATTAGCTACTAATATTACAAACGAATATTATAATAAAGACCTTCCTGGAAAATATAATTATTCTTTGGAAAGATTTAAGATAGATCGTAGAAAACTTACTATAGAAGAAAAGGAAGCTTATGAAGAACATGAAGAAAAGACTCCTTTTAAGATAGCCAAAGAATGGTGGAAAGAACGAGGTATAGCAATTAATAACTTTAAGGCTATAAGTAAATATTTATATAATAATATATCTTTATTAGGAACTTTTAGAGAATTAAATTTTGATCCAGTAGCTTTTGCTTTTCAACAACAAGGTTTAGAGCTTCCTGATATGAGTTTATCTTTAAAAGAAAGAGCAGGAAGTAGTTTATTAGATAGAGAAAACTAATGGCTATACCAAAATTTTATGAGCAACTTCTTGCTACGAATATTTCAGAAACTTATGAAGAAAGAAAACGTAGAATAGAGCAAGAAAAACTTGCTGAAATGCAAGATTCTATAAATATACCTAAAACAAATATAAAAACTTTTGAATCCTCAGTAACAGCTTCTCCAGATTACTATCAAGAACTAACAAAAAAATATATATCTTCTAAACCTAAAGAAGAAATAGTTATGCCTGAAAAATCTACTACTGCTGATTTTTATACAGAAATTACTAAAAAATATTTAGACTCCAAAGACTCTACAGATCTTCCTGATCCAGTTAAATATGATCGTGCTTATAGTCTAGACGATCTAGATAATGATGAATACTTTCAAAAAATAGCTAATAGATTTCTAACATCTATAGGTACAGATGAAGATATATATGAAACACTTAGAGATTCTGATTGGAGCATTACCGATGCTTTAATGAGAGCTTATGATTCTGGTAAATGGACATCCCAACAAAAAGCTGATTATAGATATTTAAGAAATACTTTTGATAAAGCAGAAGTAGGAGGATTAGGACATATACTCGAAGCTACTAAAGATATAGCTATTGATATAGTTGCTGATCCTTTAAATTTAATAGCAGGATTATTTATTGTAGGTACAGGGGGCGCAGGTGTAGCAGGAGCTACTGCAGTAAGTAGGATAGCAGCTTCACAAGCACTTAAAACTGGAGCTAAAAAACTTGCAAATCAAAAAGGATTTAGAGCTGTTAGTATGGGTTTGACTGAAGGTGCGTATGATGCTGGCCTTATAAATATAGGTACTCAATTAACAGAAATACAAACAGGTGTAAGGCAAGCAGGTACAGAATTTAGTATGGCTGAAGCAGGTTTATCTGCAGGACTTGGAGCAGCTGCTGGAGGAACTTTACTTGGTGGAGGACATAAACTAGCTAACTATATGCTTCGTAAAGAACACGATAAGTTAGTAAAAGTTTGGGATTTAGGTGAAGGGCTTAAAGACGAATCAGGAGAAATAAGCGCAGAAGCAGTTTCACAGTTTAAATCAAATGTAAAATTTATGGATAAAATTACATCTCAAACTGTAGGTAAACCTTTAACAGAGTTTATTGAAGATTCTAAAAATAGTCCTATTATGAAACAGCTTCTTTTAAATTTTAGACATGATACGTTTAGAAGAATCTTTAGTGCAAGATCAGAAAAAATTGATGTAGCTAATATGACTTTTAGCAGAGATGCAGAAGCTACTAGTAATACTTATGC